CGCGTGGGTGTGCGAAGCCGCTGCGGCTCCCAGCGCTGCCAACGTAATCCCAAGGTTCGTCCGCGCGTCGGCAGCAGTCGCCGCACCGGTCCCTCCATTGGCTACAGGAACCGCACCGGTCGTGTTTCCAAGCCCCATGGCGTTGCGCAGGCTGGTCAGAGATGTCTGGCCCGTGCCCCCATTGGCAACGGGAACCGCACCTGTGGTATTCCCGAGTCCCAGTGCGTTGCGGATGCCCGCCGCGGTCGTTTGCCCTGTGCCGCCCTCGGAGATCGCCAGCGGGGTATCCAGCGAAAGCGGCCAGCCGAACGCGGCCTTCCCGGTTTCTTCTGCCACTTTCCCGAAGGCGATCCCGCTGCCGTCATTATAGAAATCCATCAGCACCTGCTTGGTGCCTATGCTGACCGACTGCTCCACCACGCCGAACCAGTCCGTAACCCGGATCATCACATCGTAGCTGTGCAGTGTGTCAAAGGTTGCATTTAACAGCTGGTTTGTGACCGATATAGCGTAATTCGTAATGGTCGGTGTCAATACGCTGATCCAGGTGCTTGCGGTGGACAGCTTATAGTAGATCGAACATGTCATCGTATTATGGCTGTTGATAGACGACACACTCGCCGCGGCGGAGATGCGCACATTGACGCCGTCCACCTGTGATGTCGTACCTGCCGGGTTGCAGCGCTCTGCGGAGAACTGTGACAGAGAGGGCGATGTGTACGCAATCACGGTTACGGTCCGGGTGGTTGACGCCGTACGTCCGCGGCTGTCGGTGACGGTGACGGTCATGGTGTTGTCACCAGCAACAGCCAGCACATTGGAGGTAAAGCTATCCCCGGAATAGGTCACTCCGTTCAATACCGTACGGTAGCTGGAGATTGTACTGCCCTGTACGCCCAGCGCGGAAATGACGATCGCCAGCCGGCTCTTGCTCTGCACAAACCCGCCGAACTGCGCCGCCAGTCCGGCGATCGCCTCGGTGAAAGCAACATTGGAGATGCTGGGAATTACACTGGATGGCACCGTCAGTGTTAAGGAAACGGTACGCGTGCCCGTCAAAGTGGTCCCATAATAGGTTTGGCAGGTGATGGTGCACGTACCCGCGGTGGCCGACGGGATCTGCTGCGCCAGCGTGACCGGCGGCGTCCAGGCATAGGAAGCGCCGACACCGGTGGCGATCGTCCCGTACGCGTCGCCAAAGCTGTACAGCAGCGTATGCGTAGCAGACGTACTCTGCCGGTTGGTGTAGATGGTTACCGCGCTGCCCATATCCACTGATGCAGCGGATACGGACGGCTGGCTGACTGCCTCCTCGTAGGTAACCGTAATCGTGACAGCCGACCACTGCAGATAGTTGGTGGCATATCCATTGCTGCTGGAAACGGGGCTCGGGTTGTAGATACAGAAGGTATTGTTGCCCAGCGCCAGATACGCCGCGATATTGGTCAGCAGCGTCCCCGACATCGCGTAGCTGGTGGTGTTGTTGTAGAAGGAACCCGTGAAGGTGCCCAGCGCGTCCCCGTAATACCCGCCACCGGTGATGCCTGATTCAGAGGCCGCCTGATAGAGCGACTTGCGCAGAAATACAGTCTTAGAGTACCAGTCGCCGTACCCGGCGGCATCCGATGTGAAGGTGAAGGAAACGGCGGTGATCAGCTTGCCTGCGAGCGACAATCCGGAGAAATTGATAATGCCAACGAGGTTATAATCGTCGACATAGTATTCCTGTGCGGCAGCATCGCTCTTGAAATTGCTGGAGGAGGTCGTTTTCCGTGTTCGCAGGGATGCGGAATAGGATACCGTCGTTGCCATGACCTTCTCCTCCTTTAGTCAGTGTAGAGCACGGACAGATTCCCGTTGGTCTGAGGCGCAAAGGCGAACTTCCCGATAACGAGCTTGGTCAGGATCTCTGCCTGCGTAACGTACAGCTTGTTATCCGACAGATAGGCAACTTCCGTATTGTTCATATAAAACGCCACCCGGTCATTCACGACCCGGAAGGTCACCGGATTGCCGGTCTTGCCGATGGTCAGGCCATCCTCGCCGAATTGCATGTAGGTGCGAATGAGATTGAGCTGTTCTTCGGTCAACGCCTGGTTGTTTTGGGTGACCTCGCTGAGCTCATTGATTTGGGAAACCGCCCAGGTAAAATTGCTCTCGGTTTGTTCTGAAAGCGAGGCTACGCTCGCACCCAGTTGGCTGACATCCTCCGCCGGCGCATATTGCTGCCGGACCTCGTTTCGGATGGCATCCGCGGTGACCGAGATCATGGATACGGCGTCGCCTACTGCGTCGAGGGCCTCGTCCTTGGCTATGGCGACTTCACCCTCCACATATAGGCGCAGGGCGGTATTCCCGGAGATATCGACGGTTTGCAGATTTGCAATAAACGCGGTATTGGCAAACAGGTCGGCCACATCGAGGTTGGCAGCCTTAATTGCCCCGATCAGGGCTTGATCAGCAAAAATGCTCGACACATTGAGCTCACGCGCCGTGATGGTATTTTCGATGAGCTTGCCGCCGGAAAGGGATCCGTCCGCAACGTCGGTATCGGTCACTTCCTTCTTCTGTGTGGTAACTGTACCGGATTCGTCCACGGATACCGAATAGAAGCTACCGTCCGCGCCTTTTACGATCAGCTCTCCGACCGTCAAGGTTGCCATGTTTGCTTCCGTGACTCCCAGATCCGCCACGTACAGTTTGCCATTGACGCCCTTCTGGATGATGGCCGTTCCGGCCGTCAGGTCTTTGATCTGCGCCCAGTCGATATCCGCCGTCTGGATATTGGCATTGACCAGATTGGCGATCGCCGTATTGAGCTCGGTAATGGCTGCCCAGTCAATGCTGGCCGCCTGCAGGTGTGCTGTGGTGATCTGGGCCACGGCGATGTTGGCGACCACGGTATTCAGCTCTGTAATCGATGCCCAATCGATGCCGGCGTTCTGGATATTGGCAGTCGTGATTTGCGCGGAAGCAATTTCCGCGATCTTCGTATTCAGGGAAACGATATTAGCCCAATCGATATTCGCCTGTTCGATATTGGCAGCAGTGATCTGTGCCGCGGCAATATCCGCGATCTGCGCAGCCAGCGTGCCGATATCCGCCCAGCTGATGTTTGCGTTCTCGAGATTCGCCTGGGTAATCTGGGCCACAGCGATGGTGGCCAACGCGGCATACAGGGTATCTGTGGTGAAGTTCCCGGTGGACAACTCCTCGATCTTTGCGGTGACGACCGTGAGAGCTTCCGCGTTCAGCGTTCCGACCGTCGCCTCGGCGATCTTGGCGCGGGTGATAGCCGCGTCTGCGATGTGTGCGGTCGCAATCGCCGCCATTTTAATCTGCAGGCTGCCGACCGAACCGCTTTGCAGTTGTCCGCTGCCCACTGAGTTGATCGCGAGCTTTGCCCCGGTGATGATGCCGCTGCCCAGCTGCCGGGCGGAAATCATGTTACTTTCGACCGTATCCGCAACGGTGCCCAGCGTCATGGCGGTATATTTCTTGGTCAGGCAGTCGTAGGTATACTGTGTCATCCTCATGGAGACTTCCACGCCAATCCGCCGGGCAATTACGCGTACGCTGTCACCCAGGAAGATGTTCTGCAGAAAGCCGTAGGGTTTGTATTCCTCGGTATCCGTGCAGTTGATGAAATCCACATCCAGCGTGACCGTGGGCAGATCACAGCCGGCGTCGAACTCGGCCTGTGCCGCTTCCCGCATTTTGGTTTTTGCCTGCTCAGTGGTCAGGCCATCAGACACTTTTGCTTCGGATACCGGCAAGTGGATCCATTTGGGATGTGGATAGCTGCCGATATGCAGACTGTCGAGGTATAGCTCATCCAGATATAGCACTTCACCGTCCTCGGTTTCGCCTGTCGGCATAATGCGGGTCACGACGTTGGTCAGGTCGACATCGTAGGAGATTCCCAGCAGGTTCTTGCCCTGCCGGATCTGCACATCCGTATCGCTGCCGACGTGCTGGACCAGAAACACGTCAAACCAATCCCTCGCAAGCTCAGCACGATACTTCCCTGTCATTCCTCCCTCGCCGAGCAGCGCTTCCACCGGATTGATATTCTCAAGTAAAACATCATTTGCGGTCGAGGTCAGATCCGAAAATAAAGTAAAACCATGGTCGGTCTGACATTGAGAGGAGATATTTTGTGCTACCATTGCCCCGATCGTCGAGGGCGAAGGTCTGTACGATTGAATCATATTGTCCATAAGATCATAGAATATATGACGGGCATATACCGTGATCTTCGACAGATCTGGCACTACCCGATAGATACGGAATGGCTGATCCCGCAGTTGGCGGCTCAAGACTACAGCGCCCGTACTGGTGATGATGTTGCCCTCAGTACGTACATAGGACAGGAACTCGGTAGACATATACCCATGCTTGCCGTCCGGCACGGTCACCTCATACCAATCATCATTGGGTTTGTTGAGGATGATGACTTCGGTATCGGTCGGGTACAGTTTTAGTGTTTTATATCCGGTACCAGGACCGGTGCGCAGTCGCAGGCGTCCACCAACGACCTTGTAGATCTCACTGCCTTCGCTTTGGCTGACCAGCTTCACCCGCGGCGTCATGGCGGCAGGCACTGGGGCACGAAGGATACAGCCCTCTGCCAGTCGCTGCCACTTGCCCTCATCATCCAGCGGATGCTCCATCGTCAGTTCCCACTCACCGTTCAAGGTTTCAGTTACGGCACAAGATGTAGGGCTGACGGTACCATATCCATTGGAAGAAAAGTCAGTGCAGTCCGGAGCATAGACGCAGATCAGGGAAAATCACCTCCAAATGGGTAAAGAAAAACGCCTACCTTTTCAGGAGGCGTGAGGAGTCACAAAAGGAAGTGGTTTACAGATACCGCCAATTCGGCTGTATCACTACACTGGTCACGTTCCCGTTCCAGCTAACAGCATTCACGCCGGGTGAAAGCGTCGGAAAATCACCGCTCATGCTGCCGTTCATGTTGGTTGTAACCTTATAGGCTTCCATGAGCGGCGTATCCAGCGTGATGCTGCCGTCAATTCCCGTCAGTTCTACCACGGTCGTACCAACCATCAGCGTAATATCCCCGGAGCCATATACGGTGATCAACGGCTCGGAATAAACGCTTCCGGGGTTGGTGATGAACGTGCCGGACTCCGTGAGAGTGATTGTCTCTAAATTTCCTACATACCAGAAAGGCTTACAGCGAAAATTGATTGCAAATTCACGGTGCGGGTTCCCCCGTAGGATCTTTTCAAAGCTGATCTGATTTGCCACCCGCGCGTTATAGAAGCCGCCCTGCCGGTTGGCAAAGGTGACCGTTCCGCTGCCCTTGAGCCAAGCCGCGATGGCTGGAATCTGTAAAGGGTCGGAGAGAAAACAGGTGACAGTCAGCACCATATCATCATAGACATCCTCGCCCTCTAGCGCCGTCAGGCTGCCCGCTTTACCCGGAACATTAGTATAGGTCACACGCTCGGAAGGGGTAGTGATCGCCGGCTGTTCGGAAACATGAATACCATACGCAGTACATCGGGCACCATTCCATTCAAACCAATCGTTCACACCATCACCTCCCAACAGACATAGTAAAGGGCACTATCAGTTGAGACAGTGCCCTTACCCCATATACGTCCAGTTTTATATGCTAAACTCCACTGGAATCCCATCGGGATCCGTCACCATAAAATACTTTGGTTTGGGACCGATCTCCCTGACCTCCGACGGCGAGTATCCCAGAGCGATTGCCTTCTCCCGAACTGTCTCCAGCTCATCATTCACAGTAAAGCTCATCGCCATCCCTTTGACGCTGACTTTTACCGCGTCTTCTACCGCTATGAACTCCAGCATGGTTTCGCCTTTTTCATTGGCCAGGAATACGATCTCCCCAGCTTTGGGCGTAATGCGATTGACAACCTGCAGTCCTGCCAACTCGGTATAAAATCGCACAGATTTTTTAATGTCTCTCACCAAGAAAGTAATGAAATTCAGTTTCATGGGATTCCTCCGTCCAAGCTTTATCGTCATGCAGATTACTCTTTTCAACCTGCATATTATACTCCGGGATTGCGTAGCCTTCAAGCCATTCGCAGCCCTTTACCACGCTGCTGCCGTTTTGTGAGGCTTGCGATCTCGACCGCCAGGGAACGGATATCCTGTTCGTCCCGCACATACAGCTTATCGACCTGCACGGTAGATGTCGCATTCTGGTTATAGGTTCTGCGATTATCATACGATGTGTGGCTTACGGCTCCGTCCTGCGCAGCGCCGGTAAGGAATCGTGCAGCATTCCGGATCACCTTAGCCTGCTCCTTGCTCTCCAGCAGCGCACCCTGCCCGAAGCCCTTGATGGCCATGCGACCCACTTCGTCGCGGAACACCTCGGACGGAGAGGCGATTTTCAGTTCCTGTTTGGCAGCGTTCACAGCAGCGCGAGCCGCTGTACGCATTGCCGAGCTCATCCCGACCTGCCCTGTTCGAATACCCGCAGCCAGACCAGCCATCGCTTGGATGCCTATGGGTTTCAACGTCGATGCGTTCAGATTGCCTGAAAGTGCTGTGTATATGGCGTTTTCCAACTGCGCAGCCATGACGCTGGCATCTGGGGAGAAATCATATCTCAACATCCCGATGCCTACGCCCGCGGATACATTATTCCCAATAGGATTCATGCGGGCGGAGGGCGACTGGATGCCCAGCGCTAGGTTCAACGCTGCTTCCAGACTGGAGGCGACGGTTTCAGCATCCGTGTCCCACCCAGCCTCCGTCATCCCCTGGGCCACGCCTGCGCGGATGTTCTCGCCCGTATCGGTCAGTTCAAGATTGTTCAGGAAATCCACGATGTTCTGCAGATTGGTCAGGTCGTCTTCAGATAAGTTCTCGCCGGTTTGAATCGCCGCCGTCAGTTCAGAGACATAGGCCGTGAAGCCTGCCAGATTCTCTCCGGAGAACTGTGCATTCATCCGGCTGTCGATCCCAGACAACGTAGTCTCGTCCAGAAACCCCCATAAGGTAACGATCCCGCCCTTGTTCTTCTCAAAGAGCTTCAGTTCAGCATTGAAGCTGCCCATCCATTCCAGCAGACTGTTGCCGAGCACACCGTTGAGAAATCCCCAGTCGTTTTGCGACTGTTTCCCGAACACCGATGTCGTTACATAGTCCTTCGATATGCCTTCTGCTGCTTTCTGAACCGATTCCGCCGTTCCTTGAATTTCTGGGGTGATCAGCACATGCAGCGTGCCGTCGGCATCGTAAGCGATTAAGGTATCGGCATCGATCTTCTCCGCCGGTACGAGGTTCACGGGAATCTCTACGCCGTTCTCCCAGAAGGTCGCATTGGGATTCTCCAGCACATCGGACGGATTGTCGAATGTTTCACCGATTCGTACCACCCCGGTCACCGTAACAGGATTGTTCGTCACGAATTCGTTGTAGGCCGTCAGATCGTAGCCGACGAGGGCAATACTGCTGTTGATGACCGCGTCCGCGGTGATCGCGCCGGGGTTCTCCGCGAAAACATCCCACCGTGCCTGCGCACCGGTCATGTCCAGATCGGTGGCAATCTTCAGCACTTCCTCCGGGACAGCGTCCGAAAACATCGTATTCAACCCGGACAGCGTATCTTTATGGTTCTGGATAAACTGCGTCAGGCCTGCGATCTGCTCCATCTGCCCAGAAACATCCAGCTCCGGGAACAGAGCCTTGATCTCGTCCTCAGAAAGCCCGGTGTCCAGCAGCGATTGGATCTGCGTCAGAATCCCAAGATAATCCGTCAGACTCCCCTCGTCCATATCGGCAGTCAGTGCGTCCATATCCTCCAGCGCTTTGCCCATTCCGAAAGCATCATTATTGGAGGCAGCAAGGCTGTATTCCCGCAGCTTGGCATAGAGAGTATCGACATCCTTGCCGGCTTTTTGAATGTCTTCCTGCTGCCATACCAGCATCACGAGATCCGCTAACGTCCTGGCATACTCTCCGGCAGCCTCCATGCGATCAGCATTGTATTTAGCATTGAGCGCTTCCAGCGCCTGCTGCCTCTCAGATTCATCCTGTATGAGCTGGATCAGCGCGTATTCCTTGTCGTATTGCGCATCCATTTGTGTGTTAATCACAGCCATCCCCTCAGCCGCGGCAACCATGGCGCTTTCGTATACAGAGGCGTCCG